CATATCGGCCAATTCACGTTGTGAGGCAACGAATGACTTCTGATGAGCAAAATGCTGTTCAGAGTCGGCCTTCAAAAAACGTAACAATGTCTTGATATCAACATCAACAAGTTCTTTTCCCTCAAATACACGAGGTACAAAAACTACATGTTGTGTTCTTCCTGACTTAAATTTGTCACCTGTCTTATTCTCCATGTAACGGGGTACTTCAACAGTATAAGTGGCATAATCGGGAAATTGATCTCCAGACATATGGGCGATCTTCGAACTATCCAACATTTCCGTTCCAGGCTTGCAATACTCAGGCTTTACACGCTGAGTAATAGTAGCTTCGAAACGACGATTAATAGATAAAGGTTCATTTGACAATTGATTAGACATTAAGTCCTTAACATTAGTGGTTGCAACAACCACCATTGGTTCTATCATAACCTTACCTTTCATATCGGCATTGGCATTCAAAGCAGCCATTGTCATGTTATTCAAAAACATAATAATGGGTAATGTAGGCGATCCATCCGTACGCTCCAATGCAGTATTGCAAACATCATCGAAAATTACTCCTTTGTGGTAAGTAGAAAATTCCGATTGGTATTTATCCTCCATATTCAACGAAGTTACAGCACGTGGGCTATAATCAAATCCGTTTGATTGAAGGACAAAACGCGTTAATGCATTGGCGATCGCAGACTTTCCAACACCTGATCCGCCATAAAGAAGTATTCCATAAGGTTTCTCACGGATACCTTCCTTCTTAGACAAAGTGCGGGATGTCTGAATTTCTCGCAAACGTGCAAGACGAGTAGAGTAATAAGCTCTCTCGCTAATCTTGCAAGTGTTCAATAATGACAAAGTGGTCTCAATGCACTCATGAACACGACGATCATAAGTCTCTTCATCAATATCAGCCTTACGGCCTAAATCAATTCGAGGTTTTTGGGATGTGATAAAAGTAAATTCATTATCATAAGCACTCCTAGCTTCTGTCTGGAAAAACAAATCAATGTTTCCAGATTCAAAAACCAAAATGGCTTTAGAAAGAACTAACTTACCAAAGATTACAATTTTCTCAACCAATTGCATAACAGTGACCTGTTGGCGTAATGGCTCAGAAACAAACATTGACATTCCTCGAAAGGTAATATCAATTTTCTTCAAAAATCCCAATGTGATCATCATACGAAGAATATTATATAATTCAGCAAAAACCTCACTTTCCTTAAATAATGTCCAATATTTTCCAAAATCTGGAAAAGCAATGTCGGGCAAAGAAAAGTTAAATTCGGATGCAATATCACGGAACATCAACCAATAGGTACCAAAACTATCTAATACCCAATCAGGTGCATCACACGTGAAATCTACAGCTTCCTTAATGCCAAATTGAGAATTCAAAGGTTGATTAGCGTTACGAACACGCTTCTTCTCTTTATTCTCTCGAATGCGAGCTTCTTTTTCTCGCTGCGCGCGATTTCTTCGATCGCGGGCTTTTTTGTCATTCTTTTTGCGTGTTTCATATTTACTCTTTCCGTAACCACTTTGACTGTCAAGGATATACTCCGTAAACATTATTAATAAATGGAGACTATTAATGGAAAGGAAAAATTTATAACAAGATCCCCAATGGTGAAACCAAACAGGGCAAGTCAAAAATAACAAAAAATGAAGACTTCTACTCTTAAATGCGGGCACAATAAACCTACGTGAATAAGCTAAATACGCCCACAAAAGAATAAAGCCTAACATGGCCATTACGATTAAAGGAAGTTCATAATCGTGCATTATATAATGCTGCTGATTTTCACAGCCAGATTCTTCAATTGTGTAATGGTAATTAAACTCAACACCTTCACAGGTGGAGAACTCCTGGTCGTTCAAATTTGATTCCTCGAATATAAAAGAATTCATAATTTTAGTGGAGTTAGGGACTAACCACAACGGGCTAAATAAACTAAGACGATATCATCTTAATCAAATCAATAAAATGACTATTGAAAACCTCAAAAAATATACAGGGACACGGTAAATTTAGGTGACCAAACCTCCTCACTCAGGTTGTCATGAGGTAAACGTGTTTATATAAGTTTATATTGTTCATTTATAGTAAGTACAAGTACGTTAGTCAAATTAAGACCAATGGACCAATTCTTCTTAAATATCTGTTAGATCTACAATCTCTCTTCTACCCTACTGCGGGTGGAGATTGGTTAAAGCGAAATCAGTATATAAAAGTGGGATTCCAAAGATACATAAAACCTTACAAATGTTAATTATCAGTCATTAAATTTCTTTTCATAAAATTCAATAATCTATGCAGACAGATTCAAAAACAGCTCGTCCTTACAGGCTGCTAAAATCTTCTACAGAAGGGTTTGATTTACAACAGAGTTGACTCTCTGGGGTGACGGTACAAACATAAGAAACAGTAGCCACAACTGCTTCGTTCATACGGTCATCACTTAGGAAAAGGTTAATTTCCGGAGCGGTGACTAAATATCATATTAATATACATTCTCATAATCTATAGATTAAACTATTGTCTATTCTATAGGTCTCTTAAAGCAAATAAAGCAAATGCGATTAGGGGTTCTGCCCCTATTCGTCACGTCTTCATAAACGTAAAATAAGAGCAGAATGAGATCTGCAATGAATATGTATGATTGCCGGGTGTCGCGGTAAAACGACACACAATCATATAA